CTTAAAGAGTTTGGAAACCGCCTCCTCGGCATTCAAAGGAATGGCGGAGGAGCGGAGTTGGAGCATTTCGAGGTCTTCGGGTTTACCTTTTGAGCTTTTTGAGATTCCGGTATCAATTGATACTTTCTTGGATGGACTGATAATCTTCTCACCTGAGAGGATTTGATATGCACCGGTCAGAGCGTTTCGGATCTCGTTTGGCTGTAGTGGTCGGCGGGTAAATTCCTTGGCTACCTCGAGGCAGTAGTCATGTGCCTTTTCAAAGTCTGACTGATGGGATGCCACTCGGAGGGTCAGTCGGGCAATAAAGGTATGATGGCCAAAGTCTCCTTGCGGGAGTCGGTCGAAGAACCCCGCCATGTCTGCTGATAGGATAGCCATTAGTCCTTACTTTCCTCTTTTAGAAACTGAGCGATGTAGTCGGTAATTTTACCTATGGCCTGAGATTCAATCTGCTGAATAGTCTTTCTGTGAATCCCCGCCTTCTCCGCCAGTTCCCGTTGGGAGAATCCCTCGTGGTCGTCGGGAACTTTCTGAAGCATATTCTTCAGCTTGGCATCCACCGCCATCTTTTGGATGGTATTATTTGCCATCCTCCACACTCACCCATTTGTTTATTATTCCTTTAGGTAGTCCCGCCTCGGACACATGATTATCATTGGGGTCCGGTTCATATCCCTTCCTTGATACATGAACGATTTCAGTCAGCACTTCATGGGTATGTCCCCATCTTGTTATCGCCCATGCCTCATTGGCAAATCTGATATCATCGAATACAATTGTTTTCTTTCCGATATATGGCAGAGCCGCCTTGTATGCCAAGTCCACCCATATATTTGCATACGGAATATGCTTGCCCGCCGGTCCCTCTCTTCCCCAGCTTGTGCCAAGTGTTTGAAGCATCTTTCGGGCAGTGATACCTTCGGGAAATTGGGGTATTGGTTCTTCCTTGAAGTGGAGGTATCTTTCCCCAGGCAGTATGACCTTCAGCATTTCTTTTATAGGAGTGGCGAAGGATAAAATGACCGCTCCTTCGATTGTCTTGGCGTAGGTGGATTTACCCACGCCCTTCGGGCCGCATAGGCCGATAATTTTTGGTTTCATAGTGTGTAGAATAGTGAGTCGATTAGTGTTAAAATGACTGCGGTGACGATGTAAAAAAACATCAGCGTTGCCAGGACGAACAGAACGATAAATCCGATTGTTTCGAGGAGTTTCATGCGTGAACTACCTTATAAGTTGTTTTAGGTTTTGGCTTAGTTCCGACCACTGGTGGTATGTATTGAATCTTACCCTTCATCTTTTTATATCGATCATGCCTGTAAGTTCTCATAAACCCTCGCCGGCCATAGAAATTATTAACTCTACCAGTATCCTCGGTAATTCCTTGGCCGCTCATTATTTCTGCCCGAGGTAGATAAACCACTCGATTAATTGGAAGATTTGGGCGGCCTTTTACTTTAGGTTTTCCGCCAAACTTTAATTGCTTTTTTGTTATCCTCTTAGGTGTAAGTTTAGGTATCGATGCATAGATCAAGACCTTAAAGCAGAGGAATGCCATATCTACTAACTCAGAAAGGGTTTCATCATCTGTATCCTCTTTCAAAGTCTGCTTACTTATATTACCCTTAATCTTGAAAGTCAGCACTCCGTCCTCCTCTTGATTTGTATAGGAAAAAATTCCCATCCTTGTATATTCAAAATTAGGGAGCTTAAATTGTCCCTCGACAGCAGTTATTAATTGCTCAGGACTGGCAAGATTTAACAGGAAAGTACCTAATTTGGGGTCTTCAAAATAAAACTCTAAGGATTCATTTAATACGGGTAGTTCTTCAAATGTAATTTCTTGTAAATCAGTTTTATTAAGATCATCTGAAACTTCTTTTTGTACTACAATCTGCTCACCAAATTTAACATGATAGCGTTTTGAAAAAAAAGAAGTAAGGCCGATATGAGCATCGGTTTTACTCATCCAATTTCTTACAGCATATTCAAGGTTTGCATAATACGATTCCCATTCCCCATCTTGCACATCTGTGTAATCTAAATTTTTCAAAAATTTCATATCAATAATGGTTTTTAATCTCCCCCTCTGCCTCCAGCGGTAGTCCTGGCATATAGAGAGGTTCTTGTGTTAGTAGTTGGATCATTAAATCGAGTGCCGCCTGTCCCTCCGATTCGGCAACTTCAACAGTTACGGAATCGTGGACATGAAGTACGATGGGCAATCCGGCGGCCTCAATTCTTAGGAGTGCATCCGCCATGATATCTCTCGCTGTTGCCTGAACTAAATTCTCGGTAAGTAAGCCCCCATATAATTTCATCGCCCCTTGCCCTCGAACCTTCTGTCCAGTCAATTCCTTCCCATCATCCTTTACATTGAAATATCGGATCACATTCCCTGATCTCATGTGCATGACTGCACACTCGGGAGTCTGCTTGGCCACCTCACGGATGTGGTCCTCACACTTCTTCCATAGCTCGACAATTTTAGGATTCTGATTTCTAAAATCTTTGACCTGTTTTCGGCTTTCAGCATCGGTCATCTTTAACTTTCCACCGGTCAAAGCCTGTGCCACTTGGCCGAACTTTTTCGGACCACAACCATAGCCCAATCCGAGAACACGGGCTTTACATAAGTGGCGAAGTTCGGGGGCTAAATCCTTCATGGGTTCATCCTCATTATAGAGTCCAGTCGCTCGGCCATGTGCCTCATAAAGATCAATCCCGCCTCTGACCAAACCTAAGAAATCAAAGTCCCCGCAAAGATAAGCCAATACCCTTGGCTCGATTTGCGATAGGTCGGCAGAGACCATGACTCGGCCTTTACCAGGTGTCAGACATTTCTTTGCCGATGTACCTTCTACTTCGTCCCGAGGAATGCCTTGAAAGTTTAATCCACCCGCTCCACTCCATCGACCGGTATGCGGCGCACCGCAATATTTCAATCGGGTGGATATCCGATGATCGGGGCGGACTCGTAGGATCATGGCGGTATATGTTTTGTTCGCCTTGTTCGCTTTCCTCCACCTTGTCATCGCATCGAGGATTGGGGCATGTTGTGGATTGCGAGCCTTCCATAAAATAGTTTCCTCATCGCCTTCATTGGTGGAGACGGGAGGCTCGACATTCTGCATTTTTAAATAGTCTGCCAATGCAATCGGTGAAGTTGGCTCCCCACCCTGTGGACCGACCCAAGGGAGAAAGTCTTCAACTTCTTTCATTATCTGCTTGGTCTTATTTATATATTCCTGGCAGAGTTTCTGATCGATTGCCATACCCCGGGATGCCGTCCTTCGGGTAAGTGCGGACAATAGAAATTCTTTTTCGGGGAAGGATATTTTCAGTTCATTATAAATGCGGATACACGCTCGGCTGTCGCCCAGTGCATACTGCTTGAACGATTCATTCTGAAGGATTTCTTCGGGTCGAAGTCCGCTCATTTCATTGCGGGCATCCTTGTTTAGTTCCTCGCCAAATAGTTCCTTATATGCTCCCGCCAATGCCCTCGGCAACTGATGCCAGCTTGCCATATCCGCCGTGCAAATCCATTCCTTCGGAGTGAACTGTGGCATCTGCCCCCTCGCCATTGCCATTCGACAGCAGACAGAATCAAACTCGGCATTATGGGCGCAGATCGATTGTCCGTTTAGGCGTTCGACCGGTAAGTCCCGTGGATCTCCTACCCACTCAAATCCGTCATCGGATACCAGGGAAACTATGGTTACTCTGAAGTCGGGGTGCTTGGCATACCTGTCGAGTCCCATCGTGGCCACGCTATAGCTCTTCGACCAAACTGTTTCCACATCGAGGGCGATCAATTCCGATCCTCCTTCAAAATGGTTTCCGCTGACATGACCGCATTTTCGAGAGTCGGATATTCGAGGACTGGTAAGTCGGGGGTATCGAAAGTCACCGCCCAAACCATTTTATCTAGGTCGAGGAGGATATCGGCCTGTCTGCTTCCCACCTTTACGACTACCTTCTCACCTCGAGGCAAACCAACTCCCATCTTATATTGTGTCTTCATTTCCTCTCCTTGATTGGTTTAAGCTCAGGTGCTACTGCCGGAGCCTTGGTTGTCATAATCGGCGTGTTATAGCCCTGTGGGTTGGTTAGATAGCCCTTGTGGTGAAGGGGCTGTTTAAGTTGTTTTTGCTGTTTTATTTTTCTCATCCATTTCCTTTTCTACCGCCTTAATAAATTGTTTCAGCGGGTCTTTGTTCATCTTGCGAATGCGAGCATTTCCGATTTGTGCGGTTAAAATATCGAGCCGCTTATATGCTTCAGCTATTTGCTCCCGAGTGATCGCCATCTTTCTTTTTCCCTTTATTTCTGAAATCTAATTCATGCTTGGCTAGTGGGCGGACCCTCGGAATTTTAGTCCGAACGATCCGCCCCTTTTCATAAGCCAGTTGGTTCTTAGTCCAAAAGAGGTCGTAAGCCTGTTTGACCTCGTAATGAAAAGTGTACCAGGCATCCTGATTCATTGTTTGAGGTATTTCTTTATTTCCTTATCCACCTTCCGAAGGTCAGCGGTAATCAGATTTAATACATACCTGGATACACCCTGTTCCTGACTGAAGGATCGCTTTTTAAGGGCTTCCTTAATCACCTCGGGCATATTCACGCATATATTAGTCTCCATCACCGAGTCGGGCAGAAGATAGCTCTTACTCTTGAATCTCTTCATCGTCTTCCTCCTCCTCTTTTGGATTCCGCCATCCCTCTCCCCGCCTCCTCCGGCGGTCGGCAATGAGTTCGTCATGGTACTCGTCTGAAATATCCTCATCCATTTTTGGCATGGGTTCGGGGGTCATAGTTTTTAAGGGATCTCCATACTTCGCAGATTGACCGAAAAACTTTCCATGCTTTGGCTAAGTCTTCAGGGCTGTAGCGAATTACTTCAAAGCGACCTTTTTCCGTGCTAGATATAAAAGCATTCGCTCCATGTACCCGATGGTTCAGAACATTTTCCTCGCCCCAATAGCAAGCGGCATATGCCGCAATCTGATGAATCTGAAAATCATATGCGGTTACTTTCTTCCCCTCTTGAGTCTTACGAGTTTTCCAATCAAGAATGAACATCTGATTATCTTTTCCACGACCTACGATATCGACTGTTCCCGCATACCCATGAGTTTTTGATACCAGCATTAGCTCAAACTCGATAAAGGACAGTTGGTTTTCCTGTTTCCAATCGAGTGCGGGCTGAATATACTCTAACAGTTCATCAGGTATATGCTTTCCCTTCCAATAAGACTCAATAGCATCGTGAACTTTAGTGCCAAAATCTGCCGCTTCTTCGACAGGCTTTTCATGCTCAACGAGGCATCGGTTTGCATAGTCTTCGTAACTTTCGCCAGCTTTCGGAGGATTGCTGAATGCTATATTTAGTAGTTGGTCTTGTTTCCACCGGTCAAGACCAGGCTTGGCAAACAGGCCAAGAAGAGTTGTCACCGATGGGTACAACCCCAACTTCTTAGCATCCCTCAGGGTGGTATTCCGTTCGCCGTCACCTTTGGCGAGGGGCATGGTATGCATGGCTTTACCTTCGGAAGTGTACCAATGCCCGCCACTACCTCTTTTCGGTTTTGCCTGTAGAATAGCCACGGATTACCTCCTTTCCGCATCGGTATAAAAAGTATACCAGGTGGATTAATCTTTTCAGATATCTCATTTCACCTTTTCTCCCACTTTACGAATTATCGCTCCAAACTCCGGATCACATTCGAGATAATCTTCAACTCGTTTACAAGTATGAGTGACATTGGAATGGTTGCGGTTAAAAAGTCTTCCCGTCTCCTCCACTCCTTTAATCTGCCTGGTAAAGTAAATGGCGATCTGACGGGCGAGGGAAACTTTTTGAGTCTTCCCCCGCCCCTCTATCTCATCTACTTTCACCCCCACAGTGTCAGCGGAAATCCTCTTAATATCTTCGATGGTCATGCTCATAGCACCATGTCAGTTATTACTGCCGCCCATCCGATCATTAATAAAAATACTATCGGATTCATATTAGAATGGTACATTTTCAGGTGCTGGACCGGTAAACTGTGTTCCCATTGTCTGCTGTTGTGGAGCGGGCTGTTGTACAGTATTTTGTACAGGTACTTGTTGGGGCTGATCGACAGTTACCTGAGTGGTTGCTTGCATCGGCTGACCTTGAGGTACTTGTTGGATCGGAGCTTGCATCGGTTGAACAGGTTGCTGAATTGGAGCATTCTGAACCGGTGCGGGTGCTTCGTCTCCTGTAGGGATGACGAATCTTGACCTGTCAGGCACTTGGGCTTCCATGCCTTGCATGACCGGCATAATTGCTGAGATATCTGCATACTCTCTGCCCTTCTGCGAAGTTTTATGAATGATATTTAATGTCGCACCTTTTCCAACCATGCTCTCAGTATCAAAACCGCCAAAAGGCATAGTGCCATTCCATGAAGTCAGAGTTTTGAACAGCTTACTCTTTTCGTTTAAGCTGATTGTCATCTCGCCAGTTTGAATCATTGTTCCATCGGGTAGGCCAAATAAGAACCTGGTGAAGTTTTTAGTCTCGATAACAGATGGATCTTCGTAGGAAGGTCTCTGAATATTCATTGAGTCCTTGACTGCAAGGCAGACTGCAAAGGTCTGTCCAGCGGGTGCGAGGGTTGTGAGAGGCCAACCGGTTATAGGTCCGCTTCCGTTACTTGATTGCTGTAGTATTGCCATGATATTTAGTTTTCTATCTCCATTTTTACGGGTGGAGGCCCATTATTGATTAATAAGAAAGTGTCTTAAAATGAGGATCGCATCGGCTGTCTTGAGGGTGATACCTTTAGTCGATGGGAAAAACTGCTTGGCATGGTTCATCAGAACCTTTTTCCGCTTGCCCGAAGTCAGCTTAGTCAATCCGCTTAGTCCCTTTTGCCAGTCTTGTGGGCGAACTAAGGTGAAAGGAATTTCGGCCATCCGAAGGACTCCCTCGAGGAATCCGCAGTTCTTACCTAATTTAAAAGAACTGCTAGAAGGAATATTCTTTCCGACATACGGAGGGACCAGTTCAACTACCGCCTCAAGCGATGTTATTAATGGGTGGTCTTGGAGATCCTGAATATGCTCTACAAATTCAAAGTCCTCCCCTATTGAGTGCAGTTTAACATCGTGCAATCCACCCCAACCGATTGCGTAACCGCCACTCTTACCTGGATCAATTCCAATGGTGACCTTCATGCGGCCTCCTCTGTAAAAAGAGCGATTACTTTTTTAACATCCGAGGCTAAAAATAATCTGCCTCTTTTACGGATGCCGAACTCTCGCTTGAAAGCATTGAGACTCTTATCAGATTTTAATCTGAATATTTCTTTGACCTCATTCTTAGTGAGGAATAGATTGTGATATTGGTTTAAATTAGTTTCCATTTGCCGGTTAGTGTGAAACCGGCGGAAAGATTTAAACCTCCCTACTTACTCAGAGAATATGTTAACTCTCTGACATAGTGCATATTGTGCGAAACAAAATACATTTCCGCCGGTACTTGTTAGTAATTTTAAAGAACTTATTCAGCCCATCCATTGCTGAAATATCCGTTTTAAAACCATATCGGTTAAAAGTGTCAATAAAAATTTTAAAATATTTTAAAAAAATTTGCATATTCTTCTTTTCTAGTAATTTTCACGCACTTTTATTAAACCTTTTCAACTCTCGTTTAGCCCGTAATAACTTATAATAATTGCTGTCCCCTCGAACTTTTTTCTTACCACGGCCAGCCTGGCCACCAATCTGTCCCAAAAGTCTAGCCGCCTCTTTAATGCGGTCTTTTCGGTCAATAATCTGGTAGTTGATCCGTTCTCCAGTTGGTGCGATACAGTAGCCATGCCATTCATTATGACTGACCCCAGTCAAATAGTCCATATTCATATTCGCCCATATTTTCCACTTTCTATGTATGGCATTAGGCAATTGTAGCTTCATATGCTCTAAATTGTGTGCAAAACACTTACGAGTCTCGCCCTTATAGTGCAATGTTGCTGATAAGTCGTTTACCCATTTCTTCTGTCCTTTTCTCATATATATCCTTTCTAAACCGCTTGCGTACAATATGGGCATAGTTATTCCCATTCAAGCCCTAAATAGGACTAAATTAGACCTTTTTTAACGCAAGGGTTAGCGAAGGATTATCTGAATCTTTCAGATAGCCTTGCACCGGCTGAAGCCGCTGGGACCATGAACCGATTACCAGGCATAGCTGGTGCTTGTCGGGTAATGCGATTGGCGGGTTGGCTAGAAAAGTTTCCAGCCGGTAAGAAGTTTACTTCTTTAGGATTCGTTTCGCCCAGGACAGACTCGCTTGTGCTTCTTCCGATTTCGCCCACTCGTCCTGTTCCGTCTGCATAACTTCTAGATGGCTTGCCAGCCTTTCTTGCATGGAGGGCTTCTGCCGCCCCCGCATAGTCTGCTGAACCTGTTGGCGATCTGTATCCGAGTTTTTCATAGATTTCTTTTTCATTATACCAAAGTAGAGCTTGTAGATCAGCGTTTTCTAAATTTACACCAACATCTCTAAGTCTAGATTGTACTGTTTCTAGTCGTTCCCGCAACCATCTTCTTTCAGCCCCAGTTTGTGGTGATTCCTTTAATGGTTTACCGAATTTATTAAGTGCATTCGCCGCTCTTCTGAGATTATCGACTTCTGCTGAAACTCCTGTTCTGTTTTGTTTTTTTGTAAAATATCCGGCAAGTTTAGTTGATGCTTTGATTGCATTATTACCAGCTACGCTTTGTTTGGTGATTCCTATTTTTTTTCGTTCCGCTGGAGTTAGCGAGTTTACCGCATCTCTGACTCTTTGTTTAGCGGCATTTAACTTTGCTGGCGGAATCGGTACAACTTGAGTTCCTGTATTCCTACCAACAGTACGCATAAACCATCGGTCCATCGTAAAAGTTGAGTAATCTCCATAAAGATTATTAAAGAAAGATCCTAGTTTAGGTCCTAGAATAACGGCATAAGGTACAACTTCATCGACTAATTCTGATGTCCCAATTTTACTAGCTTCAGCCTTTGTGTAACCTAAATCATCCTGTGCGGCTTTTCTAATTTCCCCGATGGTCCCCTTTTGAGACAACCATCTGCCAGCACCTTCACCTCCCATTAATTGGAAAATAGCTTCAATGCGAAGTAAGTTGTTTTTGATATTTGATATTCTGTCTCCTCCGACAAACTTACCGCTAATTTCGCCTGTATCTTTCCAATGATTATATGTGGCCCAGGTTTGATCAAATTGAGGTTGAACTTTATTTCCATCCGATGTGGCGGCTAAAACTGATTTGAAGATAAAGTTGTTGTCTGGCTGTTTTATTGTCGGATCAAGTTCTTCTAAGACTGAAAGAGCCAGGCTAAGATTTTCATCATACCATCCAGCGGCTTCAGGATGAAGTTCCTGTGCATATAACACTTCCTCATAAATTAAATCTTCAAATAATCGATTCTGTTCGGGAGTAGACTTTTTGTAATCAATAGGATTGCCAAACTCCTTTTTAAAATATTCTGCGATTTCTAAGATGGTCGGGACCTTTGGTAGTCCTTCAGGCTTTTGATTGCTTTTTAAAATATCAAGAGCAGATGTCCCCTTCCCCGCACCCGCTTCGCTTGCTGGCATGAAGAGTTTCTGCCCACTTTCTAATTCTTTACGAATCTGATTAGCTGTGCGATCCGAGTCTCTAGACTTGGTAATATCCTGTGGATTTACATACTCCCGTCTTTGGCTAAACTCCTGTCCGTTCTTATCGTATCCATAGAATGGATTCTGCTCGGGATTATCTGCTACTCCTGAAAGCCGAGATCCATCTTTTAAATAGACTGGGCTTTTAAAGGTTCTAACTTGAGCCGATGTATCCCTTGAGGATTTTGGTCTGAAGTAACTACCAGGTGAACCTTCTTGGATTTCGGTTGGCATAAGCAACTTCTTAGCCCTATCGACATTTACATTGGAATTACGATTACCTGACCTTGTAACATCAAATATCCGATCCAAGCGAAAAGTCTTAGTGGCTGGTCCGAATGGTTGCCGTTTGGATGGGTTAAACATATCCATCCCTTTTAATTTACTTATCTCAGAAAGTATCGGATTTAAGTTAATATGCTCGGTATCGATTGCCCCGTGTAATGCATTAAGAAAGTTTTTCTTGCGGATAGCTCGGGCGGGATCGTCATCTAATCCAAGCTGTCCATCCATTCCGTTGGCGGTATTTACTCGATACTGTCTGAATGCTTCCCATACTTCTGTATCGTTATCAAATAGCTGATTATACTCGTCTCTGTATTTACCTGGTAACCTCTTACCACCTTTTAAGAATTTAAGGTTCTTTTCGAGTTGGGGTACATCGTGTAAAAGAGCTAGAATATTTCCATCCTTTGTAAGTTTAAATCCGTATGGCATTTCTTTCCTTAAAGCGAATGGTACGGCTTTCGGCTTTCTACCGGTTGAGGCGGCAAAGTATCCAATTAAAAAGCCCGCCCGTTCGCCATCACCTTCTCGTAATGATCGACTGATTTCTCGGAGTGTTTGTATCTGACGAGGATGCCACGGACCTTGTGCTAACTCATCAATCATTTCAGGAGTTAGGTTAGTAATATCTCCAGTCGATTTCTTGCCGTCCTTATGGGTAATGATATCGACTCCGTTTTTCTCAAATACTTTGATGGCATGATCGCCTTGCGCTCTGTTTTGTTTTTCCAACTCTTTTGCAGTGTATCGCTTTGGAGTACCAGTAGCATCAGTTTCTAACTCCGAACCTTTCCCGTCCGCAGTTGGCCTCCATTTAAATACACCGCCTGTGTCGAGTTTTGCTTTAATGGCTGGATCGTTTTGATCTTTTATTGAGAACGAGCTTTCAAACTCCTCTCCCTCGATTGGTCGCTTTGCCTTTCGGGAGTCGATGCTTAATTCTTTATCCACCCGATTTGTACCTGGTGTGGTTACCTCCTCGCCTTGGATTTCCCTCTGCCTCATCGCCCGAGTATCTTTATAATACTGATCGATCAGTTTGGTTATTTCAGGAATCCTCCTTAATTTGCCTTCAAAGAATCCACCCTCTATAAATTTACCATCCGCTTTCATTGGTAGATTCATCTTTAATAGAAAGTCCCGAATGAATGGTGTTCCCATCATTGCCTCAGAGGATGCACGGACAATCTTTTCTGCTATTGTGTTACCTTTATCCTTTTTACCTGAAAGTAAGTAATCCCGAACTTGTTCCGCAAACAATTCTGACACCAACAACTGTTGACCTTCTTTACCTTGGTAGCGATCCGCATTGGCTGGGTTGATCGAATCATCGCCCGATAATCTTTTCAGATAGAAATCTCGCAAGTCCGTAAATTCTTTATTGGGGACTATTTCACCCTCATCATTATATTTACCATACACCCCGCCTTCTTTAGTCACAGGGTCGCCGAAGAATAATTTATTTACCATCGGAGTAAGTCCGTGGATTTCTATATGATGTCCTACCTCATGAGCTAATACTCCTTCAATTAACCCCGCCCCTGTGGATTTATTATATTCGATCACAGAAGTTTGTAGGTCAGGATTAAAACTAAAGCTGCCCCGTCCTTCTGTACCAGGTTGAAACATCACATCAGGATGGGATAAGCTGTAACCTGACAAAGCCATGCGGATGTGAATGGGTAATGCATCAAAGTCTGCCTGTTCGCTTTTATTAAGATGCTCCCGATAGTAATGAACATCACCCATCTTTTGTTGGAATAAATCGCCTTTATTTTTAAATGTCTGAAACATTCCAGCACCCGCTCCAATCGATGTAAATGGTGCGGATACTAATGCCCCGGCAATCGCACCCTCTGTCTGTCCGCCTGAACCGACATAACCAAAGGCGGCGGGTAAAGTTGACCCCGCAGTTACAACAGTTCCAAATCGTCCGAGTGTCTCTAATCCTCGTCCAAGTGTAGGAGTGCGATCCAAGAACTGAGCCACTTTCCTTGTCGGGTCGGACAGCATTTTATTGGTGTTACTAAGCCCTGGTCTAAATGGTGCGCCGGTTGGAAATTCATCTTTTACAGATGTTGCGATACCTCGGCCTATTGGTCTGATCTTATCAATCGCTTTCTCTAAAATAGTCTCACCACTAGATGTCCGAGTAAGTGCCTGAAATCGGTCGGCATTAGCTCCGATTAATCCTTCATCCGCCGATGGCAACAATGCCAGCCTATTAAAGAACGGACTATTCTCCCCCCTCGCATAGATCAACTCCGGTCCGATCACTCGACTGTCCCTCATTGCGGCATCGGAGAACTGAGCGAGTTTGGGTAAGAATTTTAATGCGAATGCACCTCCACCGATTTTAAGGAGAGAGTCGGATATTCCGCCACCGCCTTCCTGGCTACCTAAGACAGCTCCACCGGTTAAACCTAATATGCCTGTGGGGTATAAAATTCTATTGGTAAACTGACGATACTGTTTCCTTGCCGCCTGTTCGGTTATTTCCTCACCCGCTTCTGTGGCGGATCTCATAATATAAGATATCGCTACATTTTCAGGCATCGTGGAAAGTATCTTTGCCCCTTTTAACATTGATGGGACTAATGCTCCAGCCGCCGCTCCCTCAGGTCCATACATGGATGCTCCGATCGTTGCCCCAGCGATTTCGGGAGTTAGCTTTGCACCCATTGCGATTCCTTTACGGACAAGCCCAATCTTTCCGTTCGGCTTCATGGCATTATATACCATATTCATGGATGCCTTTCCGGCGTCAGATGCGGTGTCAATATTCTTGGCGGCTACCTTTAATAATTCATCGGGCGATGATTGGGCGGCCATCCGTAAGAATAACGAGTTGCGACCATACTTATTGAGTATGTTCTGCTTGTCTGCCAACTGGCGGTTTATCGCCTCTAAATTTCTTGTCTGTCTGCTAATTCGTTGGGATTGACCTCCTCGTTGCTGGGCTTTCTGCAATTCTTTTGCGATTAGAGATTTCGTCTTATTTAACCGATTTACTTCGTTTAAAGTTTTTGTAATCCTACCGGACAATGCAACTCGTTGGGGAGCGGTTACCGCTTTGGCCGTTGTACCGCCAGCTAAATTCATTGGATCTCCGACTACCTCTGAGAGGAAAGAAACCCCAACATCGGGCTGTACAAATCCCGAACGGATATCCTGTTGAAGGTCGGAGTCTAAGTTTATATCCTCCTCATCGATTAGGATTTCGTTTAAGTCTTCAGCTTCAACAAATGGGGTTAACCCGCCAACAATACCCGCTCCCATCGCCTTTGCAGATTCCTGTGGATTCTCTAATACGAAGGCCGCCAATTCGGCTGAATTTTCATAGCGATGATTTAACGCATCAAACTCAATTGCAGAATTTACATAGTCAAGAATATCGGAGTCATCCGGAAGTCCTTCAGTTATTGGCTTATTAATATCACCAAAAGGGGAAGTGTCATAGGCAGTCGGAGTTAGTTGTTTATCTTTTAACAGCTTTGCTCCTTTATATAAAAATTCTCCACCACTGGCGGCTCGGGCATACCCCTCCCCCATTCCGGCAACCATAGAATCCTGTGCATAGTCCAATGCGGCGGCTTTTACTCGGCCACGGGCATTTTTATTCTTCGAGTAGAATGGCATACCTGTTCGCTTGAGTGCCTCAGCTACGGGATCGAAATCTAGTTCCTTTTCAGTATTATCCAAGAACCCAAAAAGGTATTTACCCGCCTCCCGAAATTGATCAGCATTTTCTGTCTTTTCGTAGGAGACTGCTTTATCTTGTAGTTTTAAAAGTTTATCATAGGGGCCGGAGAAACCTATATCCCCCGCAGTTAATACCTTCATCATTTGCCCCCCTCGAAGGACCGCTTTACCGCCCAAGTCAAGCAGACTATCCACAATGCCAGGCTGTTCGGGTTGACCTTCTATCGGTTCAGGGTCATCGAAATATCCATTCTTATATGCGGAAATCTTCTCCTCATCAGTCAACTGAGAAAGTCCAAAAGGTCGAACCTGTTGCTGAACCACATTCCAAAAGTCCCGCTCTGTGGGCGGGGGTAAATCGTCAGGCCCTTCAAGGACAGTGTTTCCGATTTGTGGAATACGAGGGTGAGAGATTTCGTACTCAGCCATGCCTATCTAGTTTGAATTTTAAATCCGCCTGGAGTTTGAGCATTTGGATCGGGTGGAGGATTACCCCCACGAACTCCTTTTCGATTAGGTTGGGCTTGAGGATTGCTTGAGTTTGCTTTACGAGGTAAACTCCTTATGTCATCCATAAAAGAATTTGCCTCATCGAAGTCCTCAATAGCGATTTGAATTTGTCTTGGGTCTACATCTTTTCTCTGCAAGTCCCTAATTAAGTTCCTTCTTCTCGTCGCGCGTTCTCCCGCCTTAACATAAATTTCAAGCATTAATTTATTAGCCGCTCTAGAGTTATCTATATCAGGAGCAATTTGACGGAATAATTTCATTTCTCTGTCTGTTATTGCCCCTTTGGTGTTGCTCATTGCTTGGAACAAGAACTGACCTGTTAATTGTCTAAATGCCCCAATATCTGCCATATCTTTTTGATATCCTTCAGGTAAATCTATCCCCAAAGATTCAGCTATTACTTTCATCTCGTTTACAAAGCTAGTTAAACCGCCAGTTGTTTTAGGCAAATATTTTAATGCCTGTTGAGCTTGTTCAGCTTGTGAAATCGCAATATTAGAATCATCTCGAGCTTTTTTATTAAATTCCATCGCATCCTTAGTCCTACCAACTAAGATTTCTTGTCTCCGTGCATCTTCAGGAGTAGGATACATCCCCGAAGGTTTAGGCGGACCGTAATTGGCAATGGGATTTCCAAATTTGTCTCTTGCGATTTGTTCATACTCGCCTGTTTCTGGGTTTAATTCATTTCCCACCCTTGCAATAGATGGAGCATCCTTCTGCCTAGATTGCATCAAATTCAATGCCAAGTTTTGAACAGCAGGAGATTCACCCGCAAACTGTTGAATAAACCGATTGCCGGTCATATTGAACACTGGTTCAGTCTCCTGAAACTGAGGGGTCTGAAGCAATTCGTTTTTATAATTCTCTTGTGCTTCCGTAGTAGGTGCTAAGAATTGTAAACCTCTTTGTAAATTATCTTGTTCAGCTTCATTTAATTTACCGGTTGGTACTGGAGTAAAAAGTTTTTTCAGAAAATTATCCCGAGCCAAATTATCGGATTCAGTTTTTTCAAGTTTCAAATCAAACAAATCAGCCGCTCTTTTTTCTTTTTCCCTTTCGATTAAAACTTCCTGTTGCGCGAGTGAAAAGTTCCGATCAGCATTCATTTTATTGATAAGAAGGCTTCCAAGTTCCTTATCACCACTTGCGGCTTTTGCCTCCTCGGCGGACAGACCGGCATCACGATAAGCCCGCTCTCTTTGTTCCCTTTCCTGTTTATCCTTCTTCTTCTGATAAAACTTTTCGACTGCCCCGCCGAGTGCATCGCCGAATGCCTGATTAGCTTTCGCCTGAGCCTGACCCGCCAAAAGTATGGGTGAGGAATCCACCCTCATCAATCCCGCCTGAACTGTATCTCCGATTGCCATAATATTAAAATAGTTTGTAACCGCCCGTCAGCATAGTGTTTCCACTGCCTCCTCGATATGTCTGTGTTCCCCCGCCAAAATTTTTATTCTGCCTTATATTAGATTGTCCCAGCTAATCACCGCCCATAATACCTCCGAATAATGAGCCTAACCCACTCATTAATCCACCAGCCGCTGATCCAGCCGCTTGTTCTTTAGCGGCATATGTGTTAGCATAGTAATTTGCATCGTTTGCATATTTTTGCATCCCGATATTTACTCCGGCATCAGGATTAATTCTTGTCACTTGTTCCTGTGGGATTCCGAACATTGCCGCCCTTTGATTAAATCCTTGCTGGGCGAAGTCCTGCCCGCCTCGGAGGAATGATAATGGGTCTACATATGTTGCCTGATTAAGCCCAGCCGCATATCCGCCAAACTTGATCGCATCGTCTCGATTTTCGCCTATGATCTTTCTTAAATAATCTTCCCGACTCATCGCTTCGGCCGCTATGCCGGCGTTATCCATTTCTCTACCTCGAGCAACTAATCCTTCACGGGCTGACTGAGTAGCTCGCCGTCTCATTTCGGGCGATAAGTCAGTCATCTGAGCTTCCTGAAATGCCTGATTGGCTAACTGATTAGCTTGACGGGTACGGTCTTGCATGAGTGGATCGGATGCTCTTCTCGCCTGAGTGAAGTCAGCACCGAACTGATTCATCAGAGATATATCCGCTCCAGCCTGTCTCTCGGCTAAACGAGATCCGAAGTCCTGTCCTCTAAGGGCAGATGTTTCAGCTAGGCTTGCCAATGGGTCTGCCGCCCTTTGTGCAAGGTTAAGCTGTAAATCCTGATACTGTGGATCGTACTGCTGGCGGACTCGAAGTAATTGATCCTGAAGCCCTTCGTCTGCCATTGCTCCGACATAATCCCTTGCGGATTTACCGGCATCAAATTCGGGTAAAGCGGGAGCATCTTTTCCTCCGCCAAATATTTTATTAATAAAGAACGATGGAACTCCCGAGGAGTTTACCGGCTCACCAGCCCCACCGGCTTCCTTGAGCATATCCGCCTCGTCCTCGTTAATGTATGCCAATCCTTCCCCTTGTGGGGCGGCCATGTTTAGAAGAGTTGCCGCTTGTTTTAATGGGTCTTCAGGTGCATAGGATTTCATTCCTGATCCCATCATTTTTCCGCTTGCTCCTGACATTCTAAGTATTTCTCTTTCGGCTGGATTGATCATTGCCAATTCTTCGTCCTCGAGGTTTTGAGCTTCGTATGCCTTTAATGCGGCATCGTATCCTGGGTCTTTTACTGACCTCTCGGTAAAAAGTACACCCGAGTCTGTGACCTGTCGTCCGAACTGATCGGTGTATGTTTTCGGTGATCCAAAATTTAGAAGCCTTTCTATGAGTCCGTAATTTTCGTATTCTTTCATAACTTAGTTTTTAACGAGTAGGATGTCGCAAAAATGTGCGGTGAATGAAGCCGCCCCAGCCTGTGCAAAAACAGTAACAGAGGTTGAATTGAAACTCACCAACTGAAAGAATACAGTGGAGGTAGCATCCCCTGTTGGGTAACGGGTGCTGACTATTATCTTATCAGGAGTTCCGCCGGTCCAAGCACCAGGGTAACTTATTGTATGTTGAGCTTCAGTTGTGATGCTTCCCGAACTGAAAGCGTAAAAGGTTGGAAGTCCACTAATCGCAGTGTCGATATATGCCTTAATACTTTGCTGGGTTGCAATTGAAGTGTTTGAGTCGGATGCCATATTATCCTCATCCAAAATGGATACTTGCTCGGGGACTCCAGTTCCGGCTGTTGTCCGACCTATTACTTTAGCTGTCGCAATATTTTCAATCTTTGCTA